GACCCTGCCGAGCTCGACGGTGGTGCCGCTGGCCGCCTTGGTGACGGTCGCGAACGACGCCGCCAGCCCGGCGACCGCGGCGCCGACGCCGGAGAGCGCCTTGAACGCCAACACCGACGCGACAATCATCGGCGCGAGCGGGCCCAGCGCGGACACCACCGCGGAGATGGCGGCCACGATCGGGGTCAGCGCCGCTGCGGCGGCGGTCGCGGCCTCGGCGAGCATCCGCAGGGTCTCCCCGGCCAGCTGACCGAGGGTCGCCGCGAGCGGCTCGACCGCCACCATGACCGCCGACAGGGCGGTCCCGAGGGCGGACAGGCCGCCGCTCTGGGAGAACGCACTGATGAACGCCGCAGCGGCCTGCGCAGCGGCCTTCAGGCCGACGCCGAGGGCGTCGAGGGTGGCGCGGGCCTCGCGGAAGAAGTCGACTAGCGCGGTCTGCCCAGCGCCCGTCTTCAAAAAGTCGGCCAGCGCCTTTGTGCCGCGCTCCAGCGTGGACAGGAAGTCCGAGCCGGCCGTCTGCGCAGCCTTGAAGACGCTGCCGAGGATCGAGCCGACGTTGCCGGCGATGCTGCCGATCTGGCGCAGCACCTCGACGCCGCGCCGCATGATCGCTTCGAGCTGACCGCTCTCGCGGGCGTCCGCGACCATCTTGCGGAAACCTGCGCCCGCCTCACCGGTGCCGCCGGTGATGTCGGCGAGGACCCGCCCGCCGACCTCGCCGATGTCGAACATCGCCGCGGTGACGTTCTTGAACGCAGGCGAGAGGTTGCGCACCACCGTGGCGGTGCTGCGCCACATCGACTCCTGCCGGGAGATTCCCTCGGCCGAACCGATGTACTCCATGACGGACTTGGCCGTCTTGTTGATCTCGGTGGCGACGGCGCCCATGCCCGTCTTGAGGACGGGCAGCTCAGTCCGGGCAAGCTTCGAGACCGCCTCGCCCATGCCCTCGAAGAGGCGGTCCTGCACCGCGCCCTTCGCCTGGCGGAGCGCGCCCCAGACGTCCTTGATCGCGACCGCGAACTTCTGCGCCTCCGGGCTCAGGTTGGCGAGCGCCTCGCCCCACGCCTTCATGTCGCCCTCGGCGAGCGCCTCGAAGGCCTGCGAGAGCCCCTGGGCGCCGACCTTGAGGGTGGCGAAGACGCCGCCGATCATCCCCGCGCCGGCGAGCAGGATCGGCCCGGTGGCGACAACCGCCGCACCGAGCGAGCCCGTAGCCGCCGCCAGGCCGCCGACGCCCGCGACGGCGGCGGTAGCCGCGGCGCCGACGGCGGTCACGCTCGCGGCGAAGGCGGCGAAGCCGTTCTTTCCGGTCAGGCTCTGGAGCAGTCCACGAAGGCCGCGCGTGCCACGGGTGTCGACCTTAACCTTGACGGTCGCGGTCCGGCCGTCGAGCTTGTCGACCTCGCCACTGGCTCGGCGCAGCTCCGCCAGCGCGGCGGCCACGTCGGCCCGCACCGCGACGTCGACGTCGCTGTTGTCGAGCGCCTTGAGGCGGCGCTCCAGCTCGACGACCTGCCGGCGGGCGGTCTCGGTGTCGACATCGACGCCGATCCGCTTGCCGTCCAGCGCGGCCAGCTCGCGGCGGATCTCGGCGATCTCGCGATCGGCGTCCGAGGCGTCCGCGTCGAGCTCGATGTCCGGGAGCGACTCGATGGCGCGGCGGATCCGCCGCTGCATGTTCTCCGCGAATTGGCCGACCTGGCGCTCGGCCTTCTTCGTGTCGACGTCGACCTTGGGGTTGGCGCGCTGCCGGTCGAGCTTCTTCAGCTCGTCGGTGATGCGGTCGACCGCGTTCGCGAGTCGTTCGAGGTCGCTCGCGTCGCCCTTGCCCAGAACGTCGAAACGGAGGGTCTCGGCCACGAGTCACCTGCCTCTCGTGGTCGAGCCCTGCGGTTATGGAGTTGTGAGGGTGGTGCGCGAGGTCAGGAAGCGGCGACCTCCGCCGTCTTCTTCGGTGCAGCCTTCGCCGCCGCCCGCCGCTCGGCCCGGTTCGCCGGCTCGGCGATCGGCTTGAACGTCAGCGGGGCGATCGTCTTGACGAACTCCTCGTACGGCCGGGTCTCACCTGCCCGCTTCGCCGCGAGGTACGTGATCACGATGATGTCCCGCATCCCGAGTTCGAGATCCGCCCACCGCTGTGCCCACCCGGGCGGCAGGTTCTCGTCGATCAGGATCAGCTCGTCACCCATCAGCTTCTCGGGCGACACGTCAAGCTCGTACTGCACGCCGCTGACCTCGAACTTCATGTGCACTCCCCTACCCTGCGATCTTCGCCATGACGTCGCGCATGGCCTTGATGACTGCCCGCCGGAACGCGGGCCCTTCGGCCCGCAGCGTCGGGTAGAACCACGGCGAACCGGTCTGTGGCACCCACTTGTCGCGGTTACCGAACACCGGGTGCCGCCACGTATCGCCCTCCGAGCCGGCGACGAGCGTCGTGCCGTACGTCGGGTCGACCTGACTCTCTCGAACGGTGAACCGCACGCCGCTGGCGAGGACTTGCAGCTTCGTCGCTGCGGCGATCCTCGCCCGCAAGCCGGTCGACTTGCCGGCCGGCCCGCCGCTCATCTCGATCGACCCGGCCGCTTCCTTCACCTTCGCCAGCGCCGGCTTGCCCGCTGCGCGGATGTTGCGGCGTAGCTCCAGCCGCAGATCTTTCCGAGCGGCGTCCTTGAGCGCCTGCGAGAGGCGGCGGTACTCGTGCCAGTCGGCCGACGACTCGACGCGGACGCGCACCCTAGCCAACCCGGCCCTCCGATCCGACGTCCCGCCGCTTCAGTACAACGTGGACGCCCCGCAGACGTTCCCCGGGCGCAGACGCGATCGCGTCCTGCTCTTGCTCCAGCGCCGCACACCCCGCGCAGCGGGTCTGGACGGCCACGTACGCGTGCCGGTCGCCGCCCTTGTCGGGATCCCAGTCGTCGGGGTGGGTGCCGCACGACGGGCACCGCTCGGCCTTGTAGCGGGCGTGCCAGATCGCCTTGTCGCGGTCCTGCTGCGTCCACACCCGTGGCCCGCCGAGGAAGTGCGAGTGGGAGATCTGGTAGCGCTCGCAGATGTCGAGTTCGAGGGCTAGCCGGGCGTCGCCCTTGACCCTTTTCCCACGTGGACGCTGACCGTCCGGTCGTTCACCGCGAGCGCGGTGTTGACCAGCACGACGTACTCGCCGTGCCCGGCCGCGCCACTGCGGGCGAACTCGCGCCAGTCGTCTTCCGACATGCGTTCCTCGGGCGGAAGCTCCCGCCCCACACACGCGGCGAGCAGGGCCGGCCCGAAAGTGTCCGGGTTCCACTGGTAGCCCTGCGCGCGCTGCTCGTCCGTCGGCGGATGATCGCCGATCAGCTCGTCGTACACCGCCGGCGGAAGCGGGGTGAGCAGCAACTCCACCTGGAACGGGTCGAGCGCGGCCCACGCCCGCTCGACACGAGCGCGGGCCGCGTCGAGGTCGACGCCGCGGGTCTGGGCATCGTCCAGAGCCCGCAGCGCCGCCTCGTGCTCGTCGTACGCCGCGTCGGCCTCGGGTGAGAAGTCCGTGCGGAGCGCGACCGGTGTCGGCGGGACCCGCCGCCCGAGCAGACGTTCCCGCAGCGACATCAGGACCCGTCAGCCGGAATGTCGACGTCCTCAGCCGGCTCCGAGGTGATCTGGAACGTGACCTGAATCAGGGTCGCGTTCTCCATCGAACGGATCTTCGGGGCCGAGGAGACAGTCACCGGGTAGACGTCCATCGTGCCACCCTCGACGTCACCGGCGTCCATCCACACGACGAAGCCGGTCGTGTCACGCGGCAGCAGCTGCCGGGCGTCCTGCCCGGTCCGCGACGCGTAGAAGCTGATCGAGGACTCCTCGGCGGTGATCTGGCCCGGGATCGTTGAGACGAACCGGCTCACCATGTCCGGGGTCTCGATCGGCTCAGAGGTGGTCGACCAGCCCTCGAACTCGGCGACCTCGGGGGTGAGGTCGGTGACCGCGTCCAGCTCCCCGCGGGTCGGGGCCGCGTAGTCGGCCATCGCCGGCACGAAAAGGACCTTCGTGGTGCCGACGGTGTAGAACCGCGTCGACTTCTCGATAGGCGTAGCAGCCATCAGGCGCCGCCCTCCTTCTTTCTCTTGGGGGCACGCACGCCCACCTGCTTACGGACGGCCGCGGTCGCGAGAACCCAGCCGCGCTTCCGGTAGTGCTCGACGGCCGCGAGTGGCGCCCGGTAGGTGCCTGCGACCTTCGGGTGCCGCAGCGACACCCAGTCCTGTCCCGCCATGCGGGCATTCCTTTCGATCGGCGGGCTACAGCACGTCGACGTCGACGCGGAACACCACGTCGACCACGAGCTGTCCGCGCTCGTTGCGCCACGGCGCGTACGTCGACCCCGTCAGCCGGGCGCGCGTGACGGCGCCGCCGAGGGTCTGGTCGCCGTCCACCGCGGCCTTGACCAGGGCGAGCAGCTCGTAGCAGCGGTCTCGCGACGGCTTGATCGTCTCGTTGCCGGTCCACGACCGCACGAGACCCATCACGAAGAAGCCCTCGTGCTCGACGCGCAGGCCCGCGATCGTCGCCGCGGACTCGACCTCGGTCGGGTCGGCCGGCGTAATGCCGACGGAGACGAGGTCACCGAAGACCTTCGTCGTCGGCGGGCCGTCGACGACGTCCACGCCGCTCGGCATCCGCTCCCGCAGCGCCGCGACCAGACCGTCGATCGCGGCCGGCAGGGCGCTCATGCGATCGACGGCGGACGGCCGCCGAGCAGCTCAAGAGCCTTGTTGGGGATCGCGAAGCCGCGCGACGACGACGACAGCGAGTCGTCCACCGCGCCCTGAATCCCGTAGCCGGCGATGCCGGGCGCGGGCGGGTGCTGAAGCTCGTAGAGATGCGCCGCGATGATCAGCGTCGCGAGGATGAAGTTCTGCGGCACCTCGGGGTGGCCAGCGACGTAGTCGACGACGATGTCCCCGTACAGCTCGGCGCCGCACTCGGTCGGCCGCACCTCACCCGTCTCCGCGATCACTTCGATCTCGTCGAGCGGAGGGGTGGAGCCGCTCCGCGCCGTCACCGACTCGACCGACACGACCGGGACCTGCTTGAGCACGAGCGGCCGACGACGACCCACGCGGTGCCGCTCGCCGCTGACCGTGCGCCGCGCGATGACCTGCCCGGTGTGCTGCTCGACGACGAGCGTCGCGGCTTCGAGGTGCTCACGCAGCTCGTCGTCGTGCTGCGTGTCGGTCATGTTCATGTGCTCTTTCAGCTCCGCCAGCGAGGCGATCGCTCGCGGGCGCGCCGAGTGCACGTTGACGACCTCGACCTGCGTCTTGGTCGCGGTGGCGCAGACGACGACGTGGCGGCCGGCCTGGTCGGCGGTGAACGACACCCGCACCCCGTCGCCGACCGGAACCGGCGTCAGGGGTGACGTTGTGCCGTCCGGCCGCTCCACCTCGGCCGTGGGCGTGCCGTCGAGCACGAAGTCGAGCGCGACCTCGTCGCCGACGCGGAACATCACTCGCCCGCCGGGCTCTTCCGGCGCCGCGTTGTCCGGCGCGCCGTGGTCGCCTTCTCCGGCTCGGTGGCGCGGGCCTCGGGAGACTCCGGAGCCTCGCCGCGGACGATCACGCCCCAGCCGTTCGCGACCACCTGCTGCGCGCGAGCGGGCGAAAGATGCACCTCGGCACCGCGCCGCCCCGGCAGGTCCGCCGCCGAAACCGATCTAGTCAGACGTACGAGAGGCATCCTGCCCTCCGTTCAGTGATCGGGGGCCGTCCCGGCCCGACCCCGTTACGAGGCCGGGCCGGGACGAACCGAGAAGGGTCAGGACCCGTCGCCGCCGTGCACGAGGGCACGCACCGCATCGGTGTCGTCGAGGGTCGCGTCCATCCGGGCGTACGCGAAGAACCCGCTCTGCAGGAAGTCCGCGTAGCGCTCGTCAAGCCGGACCATCTGAATGCCCTGCACCTGGCGCACGACGTACGCCGAGTACACGTCACCGAAGATGATCGACCGGGCGCCAACGGCCGGGGCCGCCATCGAGTTGTCGACGGTGTAGCTGTAGCCGTTGATCGTCGCCGGGAAGCCCGGAGCCGGGACGGGCACCCACAGGGGCCGGTCCTGCTCGTCCTTGAGCTTGCGGATCAGCTTCAGCGCGCCGTCCGACAGCACGTACCGGGTCCGCGAGGAGTTCCGGTACGCCGGGTCGACGGAGTGCTCCAGCTCGATCAGGTCGTCGTAGGTGATCGCGGCCGGGTCGCTGTTCGCGGTCGTGTGCCCGACCTCGCAGTTGTCGACGAGGCCCAGCGGCTGCGAGTTACCGGTACCGGACACGAGGTGCTGCGCCCAGATGCGGCCGATGCGCTCGCCGGCCTTGCGGGCCAGGAACTGCGGCAGGTTGAAGGCGCTGTCGTTGAGCAGCTGCCACGACACCTTCATGAGCTTCGAGGTGTAGGTGTACGCCCCGAGCTCGGCCTCACCGAAGGTCACGTCCTGCTGCGAGATCTGGGTGTTCTCCGCCAGCAGGGCACCGACGTTGCCGGTGTCGTCGTT